ACTTTTCCGGCGGACGCCGAAACATCGAAAGCGGCCAGGGTCAGCGATTCGGTCCTCAGATCGACCTCGTGCTTGATGATCTCGTAGATATAGCCCACGGTGTTTTTGCGGTCGGTAGTCGTCGTCATGGTGTTCTCCTTAGTTCGGTCGAAGCCTGCGCCCGCCCGTTAGGGCTGGCGCGGGGTATGTTGTGTTAGTCGTTGACTCCGAGTCGGTCAGTCGCGGAGGGCCTCGGCCTCGGCCTCGTCGCGGCGGCGGCGGGCGACCCAGCGGGCGAAGTCGGGGGCGAAGCCGTGGCGGCGGAAGTCGCTCCCGTTGGCGTCAATGCCGAGGGCCAGGGCGAGCCAGCCAAGGGCCTGGTCGGCGTCGCGGTCGTGGCGGGGGACCTGGAAGGTGGCGTCGTCGCCAGGGAGCCAGGTGCTGCGTGTACTGAGCATGATGCGGCCACTGCGGCTGACGGTGGCGGTGGCGTCGCGGTGGGCGGTCGAAAACGTGTAGCAGCTACCCCAATTGCGGGCGAACACGAGGGTTCCGTTGACGCGGGTGCTGGGGTTGGTCGTGGTAGTCATGGTCTGTTCTCCTTAGTTCGGTTGAAGCCAGCGCCAGTCCGTTAGGACGGGCGCGGGTGCGGGTGTGTTCGGTTAGCGCATATGGTGATATTCTGCGCCCGCTACGTAGATCGTCACGCCCAGATCAGCTACGTACAGGTCGCAAGATCCGTCAGCCTTGGCTGCGTCGGCCAGTCGATCACCAAGCGCCCCGCGCCCTCTGTCCCAGAAGCCAGCGCCATGCCTGTTGCGCGTGAGCCAATAATCGTGCCCCGCTTGGCTGTCGTCGTCCCACTCGGCCAGATCGTCAGCGTGTGCGGCTTGGAAGTTCGCGCAGTCCTGAACCATCGACCACAGGCCAGCGGGGTCGATCTCATTCGGCGTATAGAAACCGTCGAGGGGTGCGCCCTTGTCATCGGTCGAGGACCATAGCGCAGTCTCGACGTACTGCGTTGTGAAGTCGTCAAGCGAGGCCCAGGTAGGCAGCGCTTCGAGTCGCCAGCCTTCGTGCGCCTGGGCGATCGAATTGACCACCAGGCTCAGCAGCGCTTCGAGTCGCCAGCCTTCGTGCGTGGTCGCGTGGTCGATGCTTGCGGGGGAAGCGTCGTGCAGCCATTGCCAGCACTGGGATTCGGTGCCGATATACCTGGCGATTCCATCGCGGCTAACAATGTGCGTTGCGTTCGTCATGGTCGGTTCTCCTTAGTTCGGTTGAAGCCTGCGCCAGTCCGTTAGGACGGGCGCGGGGTATGTTGTGTTAGTCACTCGGCGGCGTTAGCCGTACAAGCTCTGATGAACCGTTCGCGATCGAAACGCGGGTTGTCTGCCTTGAACATGTGCGAAAATCGCTTGGCTAGTGCCTCGGCAGTGTCGGTATCGATCAGCCCTTCGCTAATACTTTCGTTGATGATGTCAGCGGTAGCGACGAAGTGCTTGCGAGTTGTCATGGTCGGTTCTCCTTATGTGGGCGTCAGGGGCGGGCTGCCTGAGTGTCGTCCGTATCATTCTGCTTGTCGCAGACGATTGACGGGTCTCATCGGCGTCCCGTTCTGTCGCCCTGGTTCCCGAAAGGTCGCTTCTGTGCTTCCCCTTCGTTACCTACATTATACCATATTTATCGCCACTATGTAAGGGGTTACTGCCGTTTTCACGTCTTGGCGCTTGTCTAAAAAAAAAAGATCTGGGACTGGTGGGGTGGTCCCCGCCTTATATGTCCTAAATACCTGGTTTTTGGACATGTAGGGCGGGGGCATCTACTGGGCAGGATCGGTGCGTCTGAGGTATAGTCTCCGCATGGATACGAGGGGCTGCTGTCCTTCATAATCGAATGCCCTCTAAGGCGATCGGGCCTGATCGCTCGACGGTCCAGCAGCCCACACAGCAGGTCGGCCCGGTCGCCTGGGGGGGCCGTATCGAAGGGATGCATGGATGCCTCCGACAAGCGTCTTGGATATGCAGCGCGGGGTTTATCGGCGAATCTATGCCGGAGCTAGGACGGGTCGCCGAATCAACTCGGTGACGATCGGCGCAGAGTTCTGGTTCTGGCGTCTACTGATGACCGCCGACGATTTCGGCAACTTTCGTGCCGACCCCGATATCTGTAGGTCCGAGGCGCATCCCATGACACGCAAGGAGGTTACATCAAGGCAGGTTGCGCGATGGCTCGACGAACTAGCGAGTGTAGGCCTCATCAGTTTATACATGGACCCGAAGGGCGAACCGCTCGGACACATCGAGGACTTCGAGTGCATCCAGCCCGCGAACCGATCTGGCCGCAGAATCAGGCGGGTGCCTCCGTATGTGCCTAATGCTAAAGGACTTGTAAATCCGGGGGAATCCGGGGGAATCCGGGGTAGTGCTAAGCAGTCGAGCGCCTCCGATTCCGACTCCGATTCCGACTCCGATTCCGATACCGAAGTGAAACCTTTTGTCCCGTCCCGTAGGAACGGGACTGGACCGAAGGACGCTAGACAGCCCACTTGGTCAGTCGATGCAGGATGGACAGGCATCAGCGATAAGGACCGGCAAGGGTGGTCGATCGCCTATCCGGCCTGCGACATAGACCGGCAGCTAGAGCAGATGAACCAATGGCTTCTAGGGCATCCGGCAAAACGAAACCGATCTCTCTGGCGGCGGTTCGTCACTAGCTGGCTAAAAAGATCGCAGGACCGGGGCGGCGATATCAAGTCAAGCGCCGCTGCCATCGATAGCAATATGAAACGGGGACTCTAACGAAAGGGGATATGCGATGACCGAGAACGAATGGAAAGAACTGAAGGTAATGATCTCGGAGTTATGGCCGGACGCAAGATTCACCGATCGACAGCGCGACCTCTGGAGGAAACGACTAAAACCGTATGAGTTTGGGTTAGCACGCATCGTCGTCGAAAATGTTGCCGCCAAGAGCAGGTGGAAAGCGCCGAAACTCGATGAGGTGCTATCGGAAATCTCGTCGCTGAAAATGTTGAACGAGGGGGTTGCCTGCGTAGATCACCGGCAACAAACCAGATCGCAAGAATTAGCAGACGAGCGGGAAAGGATCGCAGACCAGGCAGAGGTTATCGCACGGCTCGACGCATTACCCCAATCACAACTTGCAGACATCCAGCGTCGTTACAACGACCGCAGGGGAAAGTATTTGCCCAACAGCAACAGCAAGTCGGTTACAGACTGGCCGAGTATTATGCGAAGTGCTTGCGTGCTAATGCTTGACGGCGAACTGGATGACGGGTTAGATCCAGCAAGAGAAAAGGCCGGGCAGGTTACGAAGTCTGATATACGGGGGGCATTATTAGGGTAAAAAATATGGCAAGGATTGTCCTACCTCAGCCGCCCACGATCAATAACTATTACAAGTACGCTCATGGGCGAGTGTATGTAAGCTCAGAGGGGCAGCACTTTAGACAGATGGTTACGGCAGAACTATTGCTACAGGGAATCGAACAGCGGATGTTTAGCGACACTGATCGAATCGAGGTGGTTATAGACTGGCGACCACCTGATCGTCGTGTTCGCGATATCGATAACCCGATCAAGCCGCTACTCGACGCGCTCGAGGCGTCGTCGCTGGTTTATAAGAACGATAACCAGATTGATAGTCTCCAGATTACTAGGCCGACCCTCGGTCGCCCGGTAAAAGTATTGGACATTTTCATCGGATGAAGTAAAACAAACTACGCCCCAGCGTGTTGTCGCTTGCTCATATTGATCGGCTTAGTAAAAGCCTGCACGCTGGGGTCTTGACCGAGGCAAAGCCAATGAGGCTGGCCCACCAGTAAGGTGAGAATGGCCCGGCGTCAGTTCGCCCAAACGTATCTGAACATTTGATTTGCAGTTTTGAAACATGATTGCCAGCGCAGACATCCGAACCGGCGATTGTCGCGAAGTGCTGCGCACGCTGCCCGAGCGGTCGGTGCATTGTTGCGTTACCTCGCCGCCGTACTACGGCCTGCGCGCGTATCACGGCGGTGATGACATGATCGGCCTGGAGGATTCGCCCGATGCGCACCTGGCCGCGCTGGTGGAGACGTTCCGCGAGGTGCGGCGCGTGCTGCGGGATGACGGTACGGTGTGGGTGAACTACGGGGATGCGTACTCATCTGGCAACAGTGGGTTGACGAAAGGTGCCGGGCGGCCAGGGGCGAGTCAAGACGGTGCGCGGCAGCGGCGAATGCCAGAAGCCGGACAATCCGGCCAACTCATGCTCATGCCCTACCGCCTAGCCCTAGCCCTCCAGGCTGACGGCTGGCTGGTGCGCAGCGTCATCATCTGGGCGAAGGGCGTGTCGTTCTGTGACACATATCACGGCAGCGTGATGCCCGAGTCGCTGAACGGATGGCGGTGGGAGCGGTGCAGGGTGATGACCAAAAGGAACGCCACATACACAGAGCCCGCGGCGGTCAACTGCCCCGGCTGCGACAAGTGCGCCCCGAACGACGGCTACGTCCTGCGCCGCGGCTCCTGGCGACCGACGTGCGCGCATGAGGTCGTGCTGATGCTGGCGAAGCGCAGCGGGTACTACTGCGATGGCGAAGCGGTGCGGGAGGAACAATCGCCGCTCACTGTCGCAAAATATGCGGAGCGTGGTGAGCAGGATCGAGGCGACTACGGGCGCGATAGTAATGACCACGGCGAGCAGATAAATGCAAGGATGACAAACAACATCACTGGTGGCCGCAACCCGCGTAACGTCTGGACGATCAATCCGCAACCGTTCCCTGACGCGCACTTCGCCACATACCCTGAGAAGCTGATCGAGCCGATCATCAAGGCCGCAACGTCAGAGCGCGGAGTTTGCCCGGAGTGCGGGGCGCCGTGGGCGCGGGTACTTGAAAAGGATGATATTGAACGTGAGCGCCCGAACGGCTGGCGTCCGACGTGCGAGTGCAGCAACGATCCTGAAACAGCGCCCGCTGCTGCACCCGCCACCGTACTCGACCCCTTTGCCGGTAGCGGCACCACCGCCCTCGTCAGCCGCAAGCTCGGACGAAGCAGCATCGGCATCGAACTTAGCGAGGAATACACCGACATGGCCCGGCGTCGTGTTGGCGACTACGCGCCGCTGTTCAACGAGTAAAAGCGCGATGTTAGGTATCGGTGCCGAGGGCGCGAGAACCGGAAAAGCAAAAATATTTTGGTACGCCTAACAAGGCGTAACGACGGGCGTAACCGAGCCGCTCGTCAAAAGACGCGCAGAACGACCGATGTTAGGTATCGCCGCGAGAGGTCGCAAAAACGCTTATGGTAAAATGGAGCCAGTGCAGCATCGCACCGACCCCAGTTCTTTGACAACCAAAACAGAAAGGAAAGGTTGCCATGAGCAAAGCTACCACAGATTGCCCGATTTGGCATTTCATTACGAGCGAGCAAAGAGAGGAATTGGCGAAGTGGATTCACGATGGCATGGATGGACATTCCATCGTAAGCTACAAGTTCCTTGAGACAGCACCGCAGTCCATCTATGTGAAGATCCACCGCGACGAGGCGAGGCCCTACTTCACATTGTCCATTGACGGCAAGTTGTCGTCGATGGTCTTTTACGATCGCGTCGATACACTCAACGCGATCGAGGCTCGTGGATTAGGAAGCTCGCTCTCAGACGACTTCGTTCTGGGGTTCAACGGCTTGGAATTCGCAGAGATGGTGGCTGATCGGTTCGGCTACGACTGTGGCCGCATTCAGGGACGCGGCACTCGCTTCCGCATGGCGATCGCGTGCATCAGCGGCAAAGAAGAAAACCGACGTAAAGTGTGAACCGAAAGGCCAAGGGCGCTGCACCCCTCGGCCTTTTCTATTTTCTTACTTGTCATCGCTAATAAAACCACCTCTGACCAAGCACTCGACGATCGCCCGTTCCGTATCAAGTACGAACGGTTCTGATAAGTTCCAGTCAGACAGGTGCAGCACTTCGTGGATGAGCGCGCCGATCGTTTCCTTTTCGGTCATACCCCTACGAATGCGAATCTCTGGCTGTGGGTAGTGCAGCGGGTCTTGCACGTCAGCGGGCGATTTCATATCACGCCGACCCATACGCACCGTGCATATCAGGGGACACTCAGCGGGGCCGACCTCAAGAGTAAATGGCGTGTTCATTCTCTAGCCCTTGGCACCTTGGCTCGTTCTATGTTGAACTCAATACCCTCTTGGTGCCAGTAGAACTTGAGCCAATACGCGCCGATCGGTCGGGGAGCGCGGCCCTTCTCGATGTGATAGCCAGTCCCATGTTGATACTCATGTTTGTAGGTTGGCACTTTCACGGCAACGATTTCGCGGACCTGCTCTCGGCCCTTCTTGTCAAGGTTGAGTGCGGCAACGTCCATCGTCCATGACTGATGAACATGCCCCGACACCATGATGTCAGCGCATTGCACATACGAAAGCTGACGATCTAGGCTTATCGTGTCTTTCGTTACCGGGCCTCCTCCTCCAGAGCCATGCGTGTACCAGAGCGTCTTTGTTGCTCTGCTACCCTGCGACCTCTTGAAGTGAAACCGTACCCAACCGGCGTATGCGCCCGTTTGCACTTGCCCGGCACCGTTGGCGTTCAGCCTTGCGGCCAGGGCTTGCGTTAGAGAAAACTCTTGGTTCTTCTCGATCGCAGTTTCGTGATTGCCCAGGCCCAACATGCAGAACAGGTGTCGGTAAGGAGAATAGAACTCCGATGCGTCGTCAATGAGCCATTGCAGGTAAGGGGTGTTGCCGCCATCGGCTAGGTGTTCGAGATACCTGGGCGGGTAATCCTGCTTTCGTCGCCTCGGATCGAACTTGCCTTGCATCGCGTCAAACAGATCCCCGAAATCCAAGATCCCTGCGTTACGCTCAAGAGCTTGGTCGAGGTGTAACTGTTCGTGTTCTTCGTTTGTATGAGGATTATCGTGGTGGCGATCCGAGGACAGCAAGAACCACTGCTCCCATGTACGCGAATCTACGTCCATGTGAATAGCGATGGCGTTGCCGTCGGTTCGCTTTACGACGAACGGACTGGGGGCATAGGTCTGTGTTGTTTTCTTTGTCATACGGGGAGCGTCCGTGCTCCTGATAAGTGCTAATGAATCCCTCCATAACTATGATCTCCCAGCAGACCCATATCTGCCGCTCATATCGTAAGGCGTAAGCAGTACCAGACGCATAAAAGAAACGTGCCGCTATCCGTAGCGATGCTCGAGCCTAGACCGCACGCAGGGGCGATTGAGAAGATGGGTAACCTTGTAACTGGTGGCCTGTATAGTGCCGGAGTAGTCTGTGGCTTGTATTCTCGGCACCAATGGCACTGAGAGTCGTCAGGACAAGTGTTATGGCGGTCGCTTATAGCCTCGTGCGGTCCTAAATTACCCGCGACCTTGCCTTTTGTTGCGTGTTTAGTCACCGGCCCTATTATGCCGATAGGCGGCCAATGCGACGGGATGCCCTCAGCCGGATAGGTGCAATTCTTCTCCTGACCGTGCTGGCCGCCATTTTGGTTATCGCAGTCTGCTTACTAATTACGGGAAATAACTATGGATGACAATGGCAAGGATCTCCTACAGTCCAAAACTACTTGGGGGGTCATTATCACGGCGCTGGCCGTATTCATACTGCCCAGGTTTGGTATTGATATTACCGTCGAGGAACAAGACCACCTGACCGCAGTTATGTCTCAGAACGCCGAGGGGCTGGTCGCTCTTATCGGTGTTATCCTGGCACTGTTTGGTAATGCTAAACGCAAGCACCCGATTACGTCCGTGCTTGGTATGAAGCTCCCCGGCGACAATACACCAGTCACAAAGGGGTCCAAGAAGTGAAAAGGTACCTCATCCCAATCGTAGTCGTAGCGATGTTATGCAGTTGTCAGTCGCTACAACCCATCGACCACGACAACAACCCAGACACACCGCCCATAGTTATCCAGCCAGATCCCGTCGAGACTGGTGAAGCAATCGGCGGACTCGCCTCGCTTATCGGGACACTGGTATTAGGACCGTTCGGCGCTCCAATCGGACTCGCGGTCGGCGCATTATCGACGATCCTTATAAAGCGACACCAGGACGGCGAGAAGTCGTAGGAGGTTGGTCAAGTCGTGTTTATAATCGGCGCTCTTGATGTCAATATCGAACAACTTGTGGGGTTAGTCATCGGCGGTCTAATTCTGGCGAGCATTACCGCCGGGATCGGGATACTATTGGTTATCAAGAAACAAACCGCTGATTTGTACGATGCACACTTGGGTCCACGCGCTATCGACTCCGAGGGGTTACCCCGGTGGTATGTGCGAGAGGCTCACTTTACAGAAGCTCTTGAGCGGATCTGCGAATGTATCGCGTCCGTGCAGCGGACCCTTGCATCTCTTGAAGCTGTCAACAGGGGGCTACTCGAAGAACTTAGAATCGACAAAGCCAAGCGGGCAGCAACAGAAAAGGCGCGCGGGGTTGGACATAACAGCAAGTAACTCGCGAAACGGGATAACGAATGGCTGACTTTACACAAGCCGCAATCGCGGATGCGCTAGCCCATCAGGAGGTTACGCATCCAAACAGTGTTTACGGGTCATCGATTACGCCGACCGCTGGCGCGTTGTGGGCGCAGATCCATATGCACCACGGCTTTATCGAGGCTGGTGCAAATACCAACCCCGCGTCCTTCTATATTCAAACCAACCTCGGAACCAGCAAAGAGAGTTGGGTAACGGTCGCACAATTTACTGCGACCTCCGCAACAGTTGTTCTTGAGAACCTAACAGCGACGGAGCCGATCGACGAAACCGTTTTGGCGGTAGCGTCAACGACCGGATTCGCTGCCAACGACTACATATACGTTCACGACGTAAACACCGCCGCTAATTCAGAATGGCACCAGGTCGATAAGATCGTTTCCAATACGTCTATCGATATCATCGGTGGGCTAGTCGTCGCCAAGGACACTAGCGATAACGTCTACTCAGATGCTGAAAACTTCTCGATGCTCTTAGACCTAAGCGGGGCAGTACGCTGGAGGGTCAACTACAAGAGTGAGGGGTCGTCTGCAATGAATACCGCCATCTGGGTTAGGTATATCGAGGTTACCGACATCGAGTAGGTATGGCGTTATCAATAGCTGCAAAACCGCAACCCTGGACTCCGGGGATCAACCGCAGGAACTCGATATCGCAGGGGCTACTCTGCGCCTATCCAATGTGGAATCCGGGGACATCGCTTACCGACGTAAGCGGTAACAATCTGCACCTGCCACATGGCGGCGGAGCGCCGAATTGGGGTGGAGGTCGATTCGGTACCGCATGGATTGGCGACAATACGAACTATTTCGGGCGAGACTACGAACGTGACCTGAGCAACACGAATTACTACACGATGTTGCTCGCGGCCCAAAATACTACAACGTCGGCGATCGACGTCGGCATGGCTCTTAGGGGCGTCGATGCGTCAGAAGATATTAGCGGCATACGCTATACCTCTGGCAACCAGCTAGAAAACCTCGGAGACTATTCGCGTCGGCCACAAGCCTCGACCGACGAAGCGCCGAGGGGCGACAATTTCGTCGCAATACATCGTTGGCAGAACCGAAGCCAACTGTCAGACCTATGGGTTGACGGTGTTCTCGTCGCTAGCGATAACAGTTTCAGCCAAAACCCCGCGATACAGGAAATCACTATAGGTGGTCGATCTGGCGCTCAAACGTGGAACGGGCCTATTTATACAGCGATTGTCTGGGAGCGCTATCTAAGTGATCCCGAAGTCGTTGCGATGTCGGTCGATCCGTTCGCCCTGTTTCGTCGGCACCCTCTGTCTATCTCTTTGCTATCTCCCAAACCGAATAGACAGGCGGCTTACTATTTCCAACAAATGGCGATGACCTAAAAGGGTCGATGGATGCTTGCACTAAAAAAAGATACGGAAGTCATCGTACTTGTCGGCCCGTTCGTCGATAAAGATAACCCGGCAGTTGCCGAAACGTCCCTCGCGCTTGCCGCGTTTGATGGTGCGGAAATAGTCAAGCACCAGGGCGGTGCGAGGATCGACATAAGCGGTCGGACGTTCTCGCATATCACCGACGGCTGGTACAACATAACGCTGACCAGTACCGATACGAATACTGCGGGAGTGCTTACCCTTCTGTTCAGGGACGAAAGCGCTTTCCTGCCGTGCTGGCGACAGTTCATGGTAATGAAGGGGCAGACATGGGACAGCTTGTATAGCACTGATATCCTTTATGCGGACGTCAAGGAATACGCAAGCGACGCAACCGGTGTATCAGTTAGCAGCACCAACAAGTTCCCGAAGGTCGCGCTTGAAGCAATCAACGACTCGACTACAAAGGTCGATAGCCTCGAAACGGCTATCAGTACCAGCAACAATGTAGTTGCAGCCAATTCGACGTACATCAACAGTAACGCTACTGCGGCGGCTAATGCTGCAACCGCGTTCGCTTCGCTTGATAGCACGATGAACATTATGAAATGTTCCGTGGCAGGCATTGACGGTAACGCAACAGCAGCCACCAACAATAAAAACCTGGCGATCTCGTCGCCTTCGTTTACTGTCGTTGCTGGTGTAACGCCATCGACGACGGCGTTCAAATGGAGCCTGACCGAAAGTACGAACGACCATTGGAACGGTCGGCTGATCGTATGGGTTACAGGTAACCTCGCTGGTCAATCGGTAACCATTACAGATTTCGTCGGGTCTACGCTTACCGTCACCACTTCGACTATGACGGAAGCACCTGGGATCGGTGATACCGGACTTGTCATCGGCGGTGGAGGATAAATGGCCGCTGGTGGTCTTTCAATTAGCAATAACCGCAACGACACATCCATCAGTGCGTCGGGTGCCGTTGTTTCAGTATGGGACGGATCAACGGACGGCGACTGGTCCGACAGTAATAACTGGAGCAATACGGTCCCAGGCCAGAGCAGCACTGCTATCTTTTCAGAAACCGGAGTCGATGTTGATGAGGCGCTAGACCAAAATACGGTAACACTGCGGCGGCTCGTAATCGGCGAAGGTTATACGGGGGAAATAGGTACAACGTCAACGCCGCTAAGGATTAGTGCCGATCACCTAAGCATAAAGAAGCTCAGCGGGCGCGTGAATCTTCGCGGCAGTTATCTTGAAGCATATATCGACGGCTGCGACGGTAGGAATGGCGGCGTAAGGTTCGCTAATACAAGCGGTGACGTCATAACGTCCCTCTATGTGCTGAACTCGATAGGCGAAATCAGTATCGAGGGCGGTACTGTGACCAACCTATATATTACGCCTCGCACCAATGGCATTGTGAAGCTGAGTATCAGTGCCGGGGCGACCGTAACGACGGTTCGAACCTATGGCACTTCGCAGATAAATAGCGCCAGCAATATCGCAACGCTGGTAGCAGGCAAAGATAGCGTCGTCACGATGACCGGGGCCGCAGCGAATACAACCGTGAAGATAGTCGGTAGAGGGCTGGTAAGACATCACGCCTCTGGCGCTACCGGAACTCTTACCGTATATCCCAATGGCCGAGTCGAAGCCGGTGAGGACAATAAGTCCAGCACACTGGCCGTTACTGGGCTGACGGTTCATCGCGACGGTGTTGCAGACTTTTCGACCGGCAACAGGATCGCCGCTTTCGGAGCAGCTATAGCAGCAGAAGGTGGCCTAATCCTGCTCGACCCCGGAGCAACGATGGCTGTAGCATGACGATTGCACAACCGATATCTCGGCATTCCTTCGAGTTGTATGGGAACTGCTGTACGCTCTTAGGGCCGGATCTGTCCAGCGACGTACTCGCGCGTACTGGCATTGTCAAGTATGGAGCCTATCATGTCAATAGATCGGTTTGCAAGTGGCTGAGCAATCTTTGAAAGCCACGCCAAGTAAAGTTTCCGGCGATTCCCCTAATGGGGGAGGGGGGTTCGACTATATCGCCGAGCCGTTACGCGGTCTTGCACTTCCCATCTCAAGCATAAACCAGGATGCGGCGAACGCCAGGAAGCACGACGCCCGCAACATCGACGCAATCGCAAGCTCGCTAAAGCGTTGGGGTCAACGACTTCCCATCGTCGTTCAGCGTGAGGGCATGATCGTCCGCGCTGGTAATGGGCGAGTTGATGCTGCGAGGTCGTTGGGCTGGAGTCACCTTGCCGCCGTCGTCGTAGACGAGGACAGCGTTGAGGCGACCGCTTACGCAATAGCGGATAACCGGACAGCAGAGTTGGCAGAGTGGGACAATGAGACACTGCGGTCGCTTCTTGATTCCCTAGATAGCGACCTGCGTGGAGTTATTGCATTCTCGGATTCCGAAATCGAAACACTAATCCCCGAGCTATTGCAATCTACTCCTGTATCAGAGATTGACTGCGAAGCATTCAACGGGCAACACAAGTGCCCGAAGTGTGGATTTGAGTTTGATGACTGATATCGGTTGGAAGCTCAATGACCTCAAGGGTATACAGCCGAACGGGTGTCGGGTGTTCTCGACCTTTGCCTGTGGAGGAGGTTCCTCGATGGGATACAAGCTCGCCGGATTCGAAGTCATTGGCGCGAACGATATCGACCCTGAAATGGCCGAGGTCTATCGTGCGAACCACAAGCCAAAGCATTATCGGTTGCAATCAATTATTGATCTCGTCAACGACCTGCGGGGAAATGGCATACCAGAATATCTTTGCGACCTCGATCTACTTGACGGCTCGCCGCCATGTTCTTCATTTAGTATATCCGGCCTAAGAGATAAGACATGGGGCACTCTCAAGAAGTTTAGAGAAGGACAAGCCACACAGAGACTAGACGATTTGTTCTTTTCGTTTCTTGATTTGGTAGACCTTATTCGACCTCGAGTTTTCGTCGCTGAGAATGTGCCTGGTATTCTCATCGGGAAAGCGAAAGGGTACGCGAAAGCAATCGTTCAAAAAGCAAAGTCGTACGGATACTCGGTACAGGTTTTCAAAGTTGATGCAACTTCATGTGGTGTCCCGCAGACGCGGGTTCGAATCTTCTTTGTAGGCACTCGCGAAAACAATCCGAAGCTTGTATTCCTACCATCACGACCAGTTGTGTCTATTGATACGGCTTGCAGAGATTGCGACAACGATACCGTTGACCTGAAAGCTGCTCAACTCTCTTATAAGAGCGACACCTTCAAATACTGGAATGCAGTAAAACCGGGCCAGTATCTAAGCGAGGCACACCCAAAAAAACAGTTCTTTACATCCAAGAGGAACCGAGGCTGTGATCCTATTGCGACCATCGTTGCCTATTACGGCGGACAGTTGCACGGTAGTGAGCCGAGACGTTTCACTTGGAAAGAACTCCTACGGCTTGGCTCCTTCCCTGATGACTACAAACTCTGCGAGAAGAAAAGGCAGTCTTGGAATCGCAAGGCTTGCTATCTTGTTGGCATGAGCGTACCGCCGTTCATGGTTCGGTCTTTATCTACCGCAATCTATAAGCAATGGCTCGCGTAACGAGTGAGAGGTACCCAATGCTTCCCAATGGTGATATTGGAACCCGAGTCGGGTCGCTAGATATGGCAAACGGCCTTGACCGTGCAAAGTTACGAGGGGCAATTGCCCGAAGATGGCCCGGCGTCGAAGAACGAAAAGAGCAATATGTGAAAGCGCTCGATCTGGCGCTGCGATGGGCCTTGGAAAGCCAGGACCAGCGGGCCGTCAATGGTTGCATAAGAACGCTGACGACAATGGAAGCACAGAACCAGTCGGACGAGCAAATGAATATCAAGTACGCCAGAGCAGACGCAGGGTTACCAGAGGAAACGATTATCCTACGGGCAAGCCTGGACGAGTAGGCGCTCAGGACTAAAGACGGAAGGCGAGCCGCATGGATGCGGTAGCAAAACCAGAGATCGTTGTGAGGCTGCCGAAGTTATACCCAAAGCAGCGCGACGCAATCTTTACCGATGCTCGCTATGCGACCGTCGAAGCAAGCACCAAGAGCGGCAAGACTGTCGCCTGTATCGTTTGGATCTTGCACGAGGTAATCAATAGGGGGAAGGTCGGGCGTAACTGGTGGTGGATAGCTCCGGTCTATCCGCAGGCTCAGATCGCTTATGGTCGCATTACCAGAATGCTCCAGCGCATCGACCCGGATGGCAGTATATGGACGTCGAATAAGGGCGAAATGTTCGTTCAGTTTTCGAACGGCGGTCGCTTGTGGTTCAAGTCTGGTGAGAAGTCAGACAACCTATACGGCGAGGACGTATGGGGGGCCGTCGTCGATGAAGCAAGCCGCGTCCGCGAGGAATCCTGGTGGGCATTACGGTCGACATTGACCGCGACGAAGGGTCATGTTCGGATCATCGGCAACGTAAAGGGGCGCAAGAACTGGGCGTATCGCATGGCGAGAAAAGCCGAGTCTGGTGCGGCGAACCATCACTATGCGAAGTTGACGTGTTGGGATGCTGTAGATGCCGAGGTATTGGACCGCGACGAAATAGACGACGCCAGGGCCAATCTGCCAGAGGCGGTATTCAACGAACTCTACCTGGCGGTGCCGAACGACGACGACAGCAACCCCTTTGGCCTCGAATACATCAACGCCTGTAAGACGCAGCAGCTAGCCCCCGGCCCCGTAGTTGCCTGGGGGATCGACCTTGCGAAGTCGCACGACTGGACGGTCGCCGTAGGCGTAAACGATAACTGTCAGGTTGCCGCGTTCCAGCGTTGGCAATCGAACTGGCTAAACACAACGCACCGGATATGTGGCATGATAAAGGATACCCCGTCGCATATAGACTCAACGGGGGTCGGTGATTCTGTCGTCGAGCATGTCCAGGGCAAGTGTATGAATGCGGAAGGCTTTACCTTCACCAGCAAGTCGAAGCAGCAACTCATGGAGGGGTTAGCGGTCGCGATCCAGCGAGGCGAGGTAGCCTTTCCAGATGGCGTCATCGTTTCAGAATTAGAATCCTTTGAACATTACTACAAGCGAACCGGGGTCCAGTATTCGGCACCCGACGGCATGTTCGACGATTGCGTATGTGCATTAGCTCTAGCCGTCAACTGCCATCGTGTAGCAGCACCGCAGCCCGTAACTATTAGTGGGCTAGAAGATGATGATGCCGACGACGACGCATGGTTTACAGATCCGGTAGATCGCCGGGAAATGTGGATACAGATTTGACTACGCGAACGAAAAGACTGAACGACGCAACGGCGACTATCGAAGGCACCTTGGGCTACGACACAAGCTCATACTCTGCGCTATTTGGCGGCGATAGTGGCGGGATGAGCAGGGTACCGGGGCAGAACCTGATTTCACGATACGGGCGGTGGGTTTATAAGTGCGTGACGCTCAAGGCGTCGGTGGCTGCTGCAATACCCCTGCGACTGTTTGTCAAGGATACGACCGGGGCCGTCAGGCGATCTGCGAGCGTACAGACAAAAGCAATTGATTCCGTAACCAAAGAATACTTGCGAGGCAGAACAGACACGCCGATTAGCCCGCAACTCCAAAAGTCCTTGAGGGGGCAAATGGAGAACCTGACGGAGCTTATCGAACACCCGTTGCTCGATCTGTTCGACGATGTGAACGGATGGTCTGAGGGTTACAGCTTTATGGAGTCGCTGTTTAGCGATCTCGATATCTTTGGTCGGTTCTTCGTACAGAAGGTTTATAGCGATGCGAACGGACCACCGACAGAACTATGGCGCATGCAGCCTCAGCTAATGAAAGTCATACCGCACCCGTCGGACTTCGTTAGCCATTATGAGTACGGGCAAGCACCACGACCGAAGCGGCTCGATATCGAGGACGTATGGTGGCTCAAGCTCAATGATCCAGATGATCCTTGGGGCGGCCTCGGACCTTTAGAAGCATGGCTGCGAACGATCGACGCCGACCATGCGATGGCCGTCATGCAGCAAGACCAAATGGAGCGAGGCGGTACGCCTGATCTGATTATCAAGAACAGCAAAGGGTGGGGCGACACGCAAAAGAAGCGGGCGTTTCGCTCAGAGTTCAGGTCGTTATTCGGTCGGCTGTCCCGCCGTCGAGAGCACGCCGCGCTCGTTGACGGTGACGTGCAGATTGACAAACTAAACCAGACGAACCGCGAGCTTGAGTTTACGCAATCAGAGATATCGAAGCGCGACCAGGTATGTGCGGCGCTCGACGTTCCGGTGTCGTTCGTAATGAGTGATCGAGTGGCAGCGAATAGCCGCGAGGCAATGAACCAGTTCAAGCTCATAGGTATCTGGCCCCGACTACAGCGTATGCAGGATTCGATCAACCAGCGGCTCATCCCTGAATGGTCGGACCAGCTTCTTGCAGTATTCGATAACCCGTTACAAGAGGACAGGCAGCTACGCATTCTCGAACGCGACTCGAAGTTGCGAAGCGGGTACTCGATAAACGAAGTCAGAGCGGACGACGGCGATGCGTCAATAGATAACCCTCAAGCTGATATGCCACTGGTCGCAGACGGGGTTACGCCTATTGAGTTTGCATTACGCGAGCCTCCGCCGATGCCGACAGGGTTCGGAGGGTTCGGAAGGTTTGGAGTGAGTCCCGGTCAAGACGCGCAGGAAGATAACGAGACAACTGGCGAGCAAGATACTGACGAGGAAAAGGCCGTCGGGTTTACATCGAGCCAGGTAGTCGAAATCGTGCGGGCAATCGTGCCGCAGCATAACCCCAATATAACGACTGCTGATCTATCGGTAGCGGGTTATGCTCGAGACACGCAAACCGAAACCAAGCCGCTGGTCGAATCGCATACAGACATGCTGTTCGGCGTCTTTATGAAACAAGACACGACGCAAAATCCTGATCCGAACTTTAGTGGTGGTCGCGACGCTGCCAACGCAGACGGTTTCGCTTCCGCACTGATGAGAACTATCGGCGCGTTCATCGAAGCTATCGAAAAAAGGATAATAGAGTTGGGTGGCAACACCAACGCAATCTTGACGATGGCAATAGATGACATTATGGATGGCGAGGCGGAATGGCCTGATGAACTCGGCGAGATTGCCCGACTATATCTACCGCAAGCGGTACAGGGGGGTGGCGAAGCTGCTGCTCTCGAAATCGGAGCCGGTCTTTCATTCGACTTCGAAAGTCGTCACGCTCAAGAGTATGTCGAAACAGCATCAAGGCGTATCGGGGGAAATGTCAGTGAAACGCTGTCGACGGCCATTCGTTCTGAGCTAATAGCAGCACTCGATCTTGGCGAAAATATCGCACAGATCGCGGCGCGTATACAGAACATCTCTGCTCAAGCCAAATGGCGTACCGAACGCATTGCCCGTACCGAAACTGCATTCGCACATACGGCGGGATCGCTCGAATCGTGGAGACAGTCAGGGGTAGTCGAGGGCAAAAAGTTTCTTCTCGCTCCCGGCGCATGCTCTTTATGTCGTACAGTCGCCGCCAAGTACGGGGACGGAACAAACGGCGAATCTGATATTACGCTTAGCCTGAATCAACCATTGTTCCAGGTCGGTGACACCCTTCGAGTCGAAGGCAGAGCGCCAGTTCGTTTTGATTATGTAGACCTACAAGGGCCGCCAATACATCCCAATTGCCGCTGCTCAATGTTGGCGGTTCTAAAGGAGATATGATGTTCGCCAAATATCAAAATAAGCAGCAGCGAACGGGTGCCGGTACGTTACTCACACCAGACGACATGCGCGCCTATCAGCTAGGTTGTGAAGCAGCGATGAACAGTTTGCCGCCTAATACTTGCACGCTGCAAGATGAACAGATGAGTATGATGTGGATGGAAGGCTACGAACGAACAATGGGGAACATAACAGGAAAGAAGCGACTGTAATGCCGCTCCCAAAGCCAGAGAACAACGAGTCGCATGATCGGTTTATCGCTCGTTGTATGTCGGATGATATTATGAAAACAGAATACCCAAACGAGAAACAGCGGCGTGCTATCTGCGAACGGCAGAGCCAGAAGTCGCTCGCTACTTTCAAGAACCTACTAGAAGCAAAGCAAGGAGACAGAACGGTCGTAGCGCGGATCACTACCACCAGCGTAGATCGCGACGGCGACGTACTGATTCCTGGCGGCATGGATGCCAGCAGCTATAAGCAGAACCCCGTCGTGTTGTTCGCTCACGATGCAGGATCGTTCCCTATCGGCAAGGCTCCCAAGATTACGAGAACGAGCGACGACGTAACGGCGCGTGTTGAGTTCGCCAAGCGACCTCCAGAACACCCCATTACCGAGGAATGGGCAGCTGATACAGTCTTGAGCCTATTCCAGCAGGGCATACTCAATGCCTTTTCTGTTGGCTTCCGGGTAAAGGACGGCGGCATACGCAAGGCCGAGTCCAAAGATATATCTCGCTTCGGCGATGGCGTTCGGCAGGTGATAACCGATTGGGAATTGGTAGAGCTATCGGTCGTTCCTGTTCCCGCGAATCAGGATGCACTGGCAGTAGCCGTATCGAAGGGCTGCAACCTGGGGCAAGTGGGAAAGTTCTGGAACATTCGATTGCCGCTTGAAATATCGGTACCCAGTCCGCTAGTATTGGAGCAAGTGGAGCCGTTGAGGCTCTGATAATCTATTCTCGCGGCTCCCTTCTCTGCCGCGATGGACCTCGAATAGATAGGTCGGACCCCTAGACCTTGCGGGTTCTTCCGACGATTCCCGGCAACCATCCTAATCAGAGTCGGTGCCAATGACCCGTATTCGGAGTCGTTGCGCCATGAATTGGCAAGCACTTGTAAAGCGATTGAAAGACGAAGGTTTTGACGGCGACGTAAAGAGCCTTGATGCCGTCAAAGCATTTTTGGACGACATGTACGGCGGCGTTGTAGAGGTATCAGGCAAAGCCCTGGATATCGATGAGCTACATAGCGAAGCCTACCCCCCGCGACCAGCATTAGACGTATCGAAAGATGCGGAGGATATGCGGGTCGAGGCAATTATCAAGGCAACCCGCGATGACGAGCGCGCAGCGATGCTAGCTGCGGGGATCGGTTCGACGAAAGTGAACCGCGACCATAGCGAAGAAATCGAAGCGGTATCAGTCAAGAGTGAACGGTGGGAGGATAGCCCCGCCCTCACATACAGCGAGTTCTCTGACAGCACCCTTGGGTTCGGCATGTTCTTGCATGACGTGAAAAAGGCCGCTTATGCCCGCCAGTCGGGTAGGCAAGCGCCGGATCGTCTGCTCAAGGCCAACGAGTACCTGACCAAAGGCACCGGAACGGGCATGAATATGTCCACCGATGCTGAGGGCGGATTCCTCGTCGCGCCAGAACATCAGAGCGAAGTATTGCGCAAGGCGCATGATACCGGGATGGTGTTCAGTCGTGCTCGCCCCTTTTCTCTTACTTCAAAGCAAGCAACGGTACCGTATATCGTCGAGTCATCTCGCGTAGACGGTTCGAGGCATGGCGGCGTGCGTGGATACTGGACCGGCGAAGGGGCGACCCTTACGGCTTCAGCCCCGAAGGGTGGCAAGCTCACACTGACCGCACATAAGCTCACAACCCTCGGATATGCAACAGAAGAATTAGAGGAAGATGGCGACGTCGGAGCGATCACGCTCTTGGGCGAACTGTTCCCAGAAGAAATCGCGTTCAAGATGGACGACGCTTTCATCAATGGCACTGGGGCCGGGCAGCCACTAGGCGTGCTAAACGCCAACTGCACGGTATCGGTCGCAAAGGAAACCGGCCAAGCAGCCTCGACCGTCGTATTCGAGAACGTATCCAAAATGTATTCGCGTATGTGGGGACGTTCACGCGCTAACGCCGTTTGGTTTATCAATCAGGATATCGAGCCGCAACTGTTCACCATGAGCCTATCGGTCGGCACTGGTGGCTTGCCGGTCTATATGCCTGCTGATGGAGCAGCCGGTACGCCGTTCGGTCGCCTGATGGGTAGGCCGGTTATCCCGGTCGAAGCCTGCGCGACACTTGGAACGGTCGGCGATATCATCTTGGCGGACATGTCGCAATACCTCTACGCACAGCGAAGGGGCATGACCTCTGCTCAGTCAATCCACGTTCAATTTACTACAGACGAGGTAGCATTCAAGACGACGATGCGAGGGGACGGCCAGCCCTGGTGGCAGGCAGCACTCACCCCGTACAAGGGTTCGAATACCCAAAGCCCGTTCGTAACGCTTGCAACTCGCGCCTGATACTGGAGCAATCTAATTATGAGACTTTCAGAAAACGGCCAGTTCGTCCAGGCAATCGTACCAATCAACTTGGCGACGGGAGCGAACAACGGCGACTGGGTATCGATGGCAAACTACAACCACCTGTCGATCGTCGTAAGCACCGGAGTCGGTGCGTCTGGTGAGGATATTACCCTTACTGTCAATCAGGCGACCGACAATGCTGGTACGAGTTCGAAGGCATTGACCTTTACCGACATTTATGAAAAGGAAGGTAGCACCGCCCTATCTGCGGTCGGTACTGCTACGAAGCAAACGCAATCGGCAGCACAAACTTATAACTCTACCTCAGGCGGCGAGAACGAGCAGCTTATTGTCGTCGAGATCGATGCAGATGATCTTGATGCAGACGGAGGATTCGATTTTGTGCAGTTGACTATTGCTGATGTAGGCAGTACGTCGCAAATTGGTAGCGCGATCTATTACTTGAGCGAACCACGGCACGGACAAGAGGCACCAGTGTCTGCCCTGTCGTAAAACAACCGCCTGCGGGCGTTTCTTATTGGTGCGGGCGTCCTTCCGGTCGCTCGTACCTTTCCACAATTCAACTCGTTGCCTAAGCGGGCGCGAGGTTTGCTTCAACCCATACACCGGAGTAACCCGAGATGGCACGTTCAGGACTATTCGTAAAGAAGCAAGCAGGCGCTAGCTTCTCGACTGTCGAGGACATGGCACACTCGACTGGCAATCGCTTCTATGTTGACAGCGGTTCGTCGAGCAACGGTGATAGTGCAGGATACGGGCAGAGTCCCGATTCTCCATTCGCCACGATCGACTTTGCAGTTAGTCAATGCACGGCTAACAACGGCGACATTATTTATGCCATGCCGGGCCACGCCGAAACAGTATCGGCTGCGGGCGGATTGGACCTAGACGTTGCCGGGATGTCTCTTATCGGTATCGGCCACGGCACCGACATGCCTACCGTGACACTAGATACGGCGACCTCCGCCGACGTAGACATTGATGCGGCTAACGTACTTGTCGAGAATATTACGTTCTCCGCAAACTATGCCGACATCGTTGCAGCGATCGACGTCAATGCGGACGATTTCACAATGCGGGGTTGCAGGTTTCTCGAAACAGCGACGAACATGAACGCGCTTATCTGGATTCAAGACGCCAGCGGAACGGACTCGGATCGTATCACGATCGAGGATTGTTCCTGCAAGCTCCTTGATGCTGCGAACACGCACTTTATCAACTTCGCAGGAACCGGCGACGGTCATATTGTCCGCAATAACCTTTTGACGGGCGATTGGGGAACAATGTGTATCGGCGGCGCGGGCGTCGTGACGTTTTGCTCCATCTACAACAACTATGTTTACAATGCTGCAACCGACGCCGACGCATGTATTTCTATGGCGTCAACTGCAACTGGCATCTGTGCTAACAACAGCTGCACAGCCGGTCACGCAAGCGGGGGCATTGTCGAAGGCCGCTTAGGAGCATTGGAGAACTACTACGTGCAGCATACGAAGGACACCAGTGGTGTTATCGAACCTGCAATCTCGTAACCGTCTAATCGATAGGAGTCAACCAGGAGCGATACAACAATGGCTGGCAGTTCACTTACACAAAGTTGGGATACGGCCCATTACGTCAAAACTTGGACTTGCGATTGGGTGTCGGATGATTCCGCAGGCACTGTTAGTATCGCATCCACGAAGCAGATTTATGGTCGTGTCTTTCAACTGATTACGAATCCAGGCTCGACCGCACCGACAGACAACTACGACATCAAGGTATTGGATGCCGAGGGTGTTGATCTTTTGAACGGTGACGGCGCTAACCGGGATACGTCTAACAGCGAAATTACCGGGCTGAATGTCGCAACGGCTGTAGATTGCGCGGCAGCAGGCACTGTAACCTTCGACATAGCTAACGCTGGCAACTCAAAAGAGGGCCGCGCGATTTTCTATATCATCGGTGATGTTGTCGGATGAGCGATCTTTCGTCAGCACAACTAGACGACCTAAGAAGTAAGGCCAAGCTCGTTATCGGTATCGAGGATGACGACACGCGCTTTCATGCATCCGGCCTTGCGATTTATCACGATGAATCTAGTAGTGCAACGGCGGCTACAGTAGCGGTTACCTCGTCAACGATCGTCCTAGTTATCACTGGCGGCAGTAATGCCGGTACTGACACTATGACAATGGCGGATAGCAACAAAGATACACTCACCGAAATGGTAGCGCAGATCAATGCGCTATCGAAAGGGTGGGTCGCTACATTGCTTGGAGAGTCTGCGGCAGATACGACGGCACTGGTACGCAAGGATGCTACGAGTGCTTTCGGATCTGCAAACGAGCAGACGTTGCTATACGAGAACGAGGAATTGCTTGATCTGCTTATAACGAATATATGGGACGGAGTTGAATCTGCACTAAGTCGCGACATACTCAGCACAGACTTTAGTGAGATTTACACACTTCCGTCCATCGGAGTCGAGTTGGTACTACGCCAACCAAACGTAACTCAAGTCACGATGCTGTCGTTTGAGACAGAGCACGCGATTGATATGAGTTATTCTGGCTCAGACACCCATGCCCGCGTTGAGGTGACCGATACCGCCGTCGTTACCACTTCGCGGGTGGGTGCTACTACTACAACAACGACAAGTACGTTCGCGTCTAATGTTACGACTGACGCAATGGCAACCGCGATCAGCGCACTATCTGGATGGACCGCAACGGCCATCAACTCAAGGCCGTCTGCGTTTCTCGAACGACGGGGCGTGCAGGACACTAAGAACAAGACGGTTAGGCTAGAGGCTTGGGATGATTCTGTCGGAGACTATTCCGTTGAGTACGAAGCTGGGGTGATTACATTTTGGGGCGACTCGATTCGTGCCGGATGGCCTGGTGCGATATGGAACGGATACAACAGGGCGCGAATAGACTATACCGCAGGCTTTACGACGATCCCCTCTGATGTAGAACAAGCGATCATCGAAGCGGTACGGGATGCCTGGGCAGAAAAGGATAGGACCGGCGGCCTCAAGTCTGAATCGCTCGGCGACTATTCATGGACAGCAGCAGATAACGCGACAACAGCAGCAGTAGCCGAAACGGCTGCGGCCAAGTTATCGAATATGTACCAGCGGGTCACGCCATGAGGTGGCGCGTATGAGTATCGATTCGCTTTGCAACACATCGCTATCTGTCGAAAGAATGAGTGCGGCTAGGGACGCCAGCGGCGGATCGGTTGAAACATGGGCATCGCACCATGTCTTGCAGGGACGTATCCAGCCTTTGTCTAGCCAGCAGCGTAACAGTTACTCTAACGAGACAACGGTTATAACACACCGGGTATATTTCCCCGGCGGTATTGATATAAGCGCTTCGACTGATCGGTTACGCTTTTCCGATACCTACGGAGTGTCGAGATATCTGATTATCCACGGCGTTAGGAATATCGACGAACAGGGCAGGCTGGTTACATGCGAGTGCGAGGAACAAGACGTCGATGAGTAAGCCGAAAAGAGATAGAAAAGGGCGATTCAAAAAAAAATCGAGCTATGGAAACAATAGCCAGCGCGATTGGGATTCTTTTCGTAAAGAAATGGAAGGGGTAGCTCGCGAGGCGATGGCTAGAGCAGCAATCATCGTAGAAACCGAAGCCAAGCTATTACTCAACCTCGCCGCATATCCGCCTGCATCTGCACCTGGCGATCCGCCTCATAAACGAACAGGAACACTTGGCAGATCAATACAGAATGAGGTATTGAAAGACGAAAAGGAACTGGTAGGCCGGGTCGGAACGAATCTCGTTTACGGAAGATGGCTAGAGTTGGGAACGAGCCAGATGGAACCTCGCCCGTATTTGCGACCAGCCCTGACGAAATCCATGAGGCGTATAAAGCCCTTACTGCGAAAGGTTGCAAAAGCTAATGAATAGTCACCGCTGCCCAGTTTGTCACTACCGCCTCGGAGGTGGCAAATGCCCAAACGAAAAGTGTAGGAATTACGGCAAAGGATCGAGCAAGCCGAACAGTGCGAAGCCTCAGAGTAAGAAGAATGTAGACGATTCAACAGATACGCAAAGTGACGACTGATGGCGATAGCAGAGTTGAACATCGTTGACGGCATTTACTCATATCTGACGGCGGACAGCACTTTCAATACTGCTATCGGCGGCACTGCATCAGCCGCCGGTCGCCTGTATCACGGACAGACGCCGACCAATGCAACCCCGACGACGCCGTATGTCGTTTACTTTATTATCGATACCGTTGACGAGGACTCCTTTGACAAGGATGGTTTCAACACATCGGTGCAGTTTTCGATATGGGACACCAAGGCATCAGGGGCGAGGGCGTGCTTGGATACCTATGACAAATTGCACGCACGCCTCCATCGGGCTATCGTTACCATGTCGAATATCGACGAGATGCCCGCAGAGTTAGATATAAAGAGGGGGCCAGTGATCGACGACCAATATTGGCTTATCCAGGCTGATTACCTATTCCGTGGCTACGAATCGTAAGGAACGACAATGGCAGTTCTGACAGGTAAGAGCGGCAGCATTACACACAGCGCCGGTTACACGACCAAGATCACCGGCTGGAGTGTTCGTATCGACGCTGCACAGTTCGACAACACCGCGCTCGGAAGTAAATGGCGAAACAACATAACCGGCAGGCATAATGTCACCGGGACATATACATGCGGCCTAGACAGCGCCAACATTACAGCGACGAACGGTGCCAGTGATGCTACGCTAGCTGAACTAAATATCGGCGACTCAGCAGCCGATGCCCAGTTCATCTTCGATAGTACCGGGGGCAAGATTCAACTCGATATCATTACTACCGGCGCAGATTTCACTTGCGACAGGGATGGCAAAAACGAGGTCACATTCACTTGGGTTGCTGGTGGGCCACCGACAACTGCGGGCTAGTAAACAGAAGCTGATAAGGATACGACGACATGGCAGTTCTTACGGGAACAAAAGGGCTAATCACTTTCAGCGGTGGTTATGTCACTAAAATAAGCAACTGGACGGTTACCATTCAGGCCGACTCGTTCGACAACTCGGCGATCGGGGACACCTGGACGACGAACATTACCGGCGTTCATTCTTGGTCGGGAACATATACCGGCGGCCTTGACAGCGATGGTATTACCGGCGTATCTGGATCATCAGATGCAACGCTAAACGAGTTCCAGATCGGCGCGGCGGCTGCGGCGGCAGTTTTTGGCTTCGACGACGGCGCATCATCAGACGGCGCGATTACAGGTAACATCATTGTGACGGGTATCGATCTTAGTTGCGAGGTCGATTCAAGAAACGAGATCACGTTTACATGGGTCGGCGATGGAGCAGTAACTACAACCAGGACGGGATGATATATGGCGAATAACGGAAGCATAAACTCGGTATCACCGCAGCCGATCCAGTTTGTAATGACCGACGGGGAAGAATACCCGGTCAGCCAGCTTGGCCTATCTCACTGGTCGTCGCTCTGCTCGTTTATCAATCAGAGCAAGGGACGCAAGGCGAACGTGATCGTCGATCTTGGTGAGATGCTAGACCACGCCAACTCAGTCGATGGAATGACCCACCTCGTATGGCGCGCGATGCAGGACCATAACAAGTCGATTACGAAAGCAGATGCAGCCAGGCTCGTCGGCGGATTGGTTCAGTTGCACGAGGTTATGGACGCCATCAAGGCTATGCCCGAGGAAGAAGATTTACGCGCGAAACTCGTAACCCTTGCAGGATCTTACGAAGCATTATGCGAGATGGTCGAACAGATCAGAGATATGTCCGAAACGGAAAGGGAAGCTATAGGCATCCGGTCTGATCCCGTCCCTTTGGAAATATAAACTGGTGGGATCTGGTGGTTGGACTCGCATTATCTTTTCAGTGCTCGCCGAATCAGTTCGAGAATATCACGCTTGAACAACTGGTACAGTATCAGCGAGCACTAGCTCGACACGACAAGAAGATGGTTGAATCGATGAAGCAAGGGGGCGGGGGCGGTACTTCGTCGGACGGCGGTGGTCAGATAACCGACCCACAAGAGATACGCAACTTCCTGCAACACATGGGCGTAAAGCAAAACGAGTCTGTCGATGGCTAAGATTACCGAAGCATTCGTTGAGATTCGCGCGCGTACGGTAAAGCTCCAGGGCGACCTAAAAAAAGCGCGAGGCTTGACTGTAGCGAGCGCAGCTGGAATCGGTGCAGCGGCAGGCGCTGCTGTGGTTCTCGGAATCGGTGCAGCATTTGTAAAGCTGCGGCGTATATTTACCGGCTTCTTGAGCTTCGCTAAACAGTGGGGGACAAGGCTAAGCACCATAGTTACCGGCGGGATCAAAAAGACTATATCAATGGCAAGCGATGCTGAGATGGTGCTCCGTCGCTTTGAAATCACTATGGGTTCCGCTCTGCCGAAGGCTACGAAGTTCGTCGATACACTCGTAAACACATTGACGCGATCTCGTACCGAAGTAAGACATGCGGTCGCTACATTCCAGAAGTTCTTTATTGGATTCGGTTTTGCAAAAGACGATGCGGCTGATTTATCTACGACGATGACTCAGCTAGTAATTGATTTTGCTGCATGGAACAAAATGGCTGATGACGAGGCGATGGGCAAGTTCATTTCGGCGATATCCGGTTCCGGCATAGCACTTGCCCAGTTCGGTGTAAATATCGATCAAACTTCGTTGGATCAGGAATTACTGCGGCGAGGATTCAAGAAATCAACGCAGGGTGCAACAGAGCAGCAGAAGGTTATTGCACGGCTCGCGATTATTATGAAAGCGATGGGGGATCAAGGCGCAATTGGTAGTGCGGCTGCAACGCAAGAAAAGTTTGCAATGCAGGTAAAAGCATTGCAGGGCGCGTTGAGAAACCTTGGCGATACGATCGGTACTGAGTTCTTGAAATCAGGCGGGGGTTTCATAGGGATTCTTACACAGATCGTCAAGGTATTAGAAACGAAAGTCGCCCCTGCCGCCGAGTTCGCTCGCAAAGTATTCGACAAACTTCGTGAATCCATTATGGAGTTTACCGGCACCACCGGATTCTTTACTCTGAATCCATTCGAGGGACTTGTTTCGGCTGCCAAGATCGCTCTCGCTCAGATTGAGCATTTATTCATAACTATGTTCATGCCGCTATGGGACAAAATAGTAATCGCTTTCGCCAACAAGGTGCAAGCCGGTATCGAAATAGTCTTTACGAAAGTGTTCGCCCCTGTTTTGAACGCTCTGAAAAAAGTGTCGGAAATGACGCCAAAGCCTCTCGCCGAATTTTTTGGAGGTCCGTTACCGGTTTTGGGTCCGACCGGAAACATGGTGATCGGCGCATTATTGAAGAAGATCGACCCTGAAGGCATACAAGCAAAACTAAACCTTGGTCAAGCGAGCATCAATACGCGCGAGGCTGACCTAACAAGGCAGCGCGAAAAGGAAGCCGCAGCCTCACAGGTAAGAATTGATAAACTGCGAATCGACGAACGCAGGCGAATCTTTGAGCTGGAGTTTCCCGGTGGTCTAATGGGACGTCGCCGTGGCCCAGGTGGACCCGGATTACCTGAGCCGACGATTCCTGGCGGGCTTGGTGGGGGAGCAGCAGATCCGATAGCAGCAGTTGCCCAGTCGCTCGTTCAAACGATACAAGCTGCAACGGGATCGTTCAAGGCAGCGCAGCGTGATCGGATGCAACGAATACAAGAGGAGCAGGCCGAAAGTTTGAACGCTATCGAACGCAATACACGCCACCTCGGAGATGAGACGCGAGGATGGGCATTTACATGAGTATCTTCGTAAGGGAAATCACAAGTTCGGATCGCGGCGAGTTGCAAGACAGCAGAACGACCCGAAGCAGGGTGATACAAGTCGTCGGGACGGCTGGAGAAGTTCCGAACCTTGAAATGGCTCTGCGGGTTACGGACAATTCGGGAACGAGCAGTAACGGGACCAGGCCGCCAAGGGTCGGCAGCGATCTGCACCCTAACAACCCAAGTCTTTTGGCAGTAGGTTACAGTGGATCGCCTATCGAGGAATCCGGCTCGCGTACTGGTTGGCAGATTGTTTACGACTATATGCCAATCCCGATACCTGGAACGGACCTCGGCCCACCAGACGAAACAGAGGTTGGGTTCGTAGGAATATCCGATACGGTGTCGTCAATTTTTGTCGATACATGGAGAACGAATGTCGATACTCCGATCGAGGTAGACAATCCGCTTTCGACTTTAGACGTCAAAGGCAAACCTGTAGATTCTGTGGGCAAGCCCATAAGCACCTCGCTCGTGGTATCGACGGCAGAGGTAACGAATATCATTGCCGGTACACCCCCCAGGTCGGTTTATCGTCTGCTGTCGAACAAGCGTAACGACAAGACGTTCTTGGCGGCACAGCCGGGAAAGCTGCTGTATATCGGTGCGAATACGCAGCGTCTATCTTCGACTGTTTACCGAGTCGTTCATCGATTTGCATGGGATGACTTCTTTCATCTACGACAGCTACCCAAACTCGATCGGCAAACCGCCAAGGTTATTCTGTCCGATAGCTCGAACCCGGTTACTTACGGCGGGGTGAACTATGAGGATGTGGCGCTAACAGTATTTCATGTTCAGCCATACCCGCTCGTCGCAGATTTCGGCCAGCTAGGGCTAACGGTATGAGTCGTGGCGGCGACATCCCCGATATTACTCGCGGCCTTGGTTTATTCGATGTCGCTTTATGGAAACGGTATGCACGCAATGCCGTAGAGTTTGAGGAGCTATATCCTCTACTGCAAGAGATCGCGAGGATACCGCGACTGCTCGAACGGCTTGAGGGACAGTCGCAAGCGATGCAAACTGTTATATGGGCGAGGATAGACGACGCATCCACAGCAGGCGACGGGCTTGGTCCTGTAGCTCTAAGGCAAAATGATGCGGGCCTCGATGTTGCTTGGCGATACCCCTGGCAGCGAGTAGAGATAGACGACGCAACCGATAACGATTATTCCGTTATCGACATTACTCGCGGCACGGTGATGTCAGGGACGATCGGAAATAATTATGCATTGAACGGGGTCGAAGCAAACAACGGTCGGATCGCTGGCACGAACTTGGTAGCACCGGGGGTTATCGCAGACCCTGACGATGGCTCGATCAACTACCCTGGCGGCTTCGAACCGCAGCCGATACAAGGACGGCCAGTCGTACCGATGTTCTTTATGCTACAGACTGACGGTACCTTTCGTCCGATGTTCTTCCTCAGCAATGCGCACGACGGAAACTGCGGCGGCGGCTAATGTCTAATGTGCGGCCATGTTGTACCGATTGCGACCCGCCGAAGTTTTGCTATTACGTCGCTACTATATGCGACTGCGAGCAATGCGGGTTCGGCTGCACCGACCACCAGGAAATCGCGGTACCTTGCTTTCACGCTGAGAATATGCCTGGGTTTGCTACCGAGGCGCGCTTTCGTTCTACTTGCCCACCGCATTATTGTTATCAAGTCAGTCCGGGGCATGACAAGATAACCGACCCCGGTGATCTGACGGTCTGCTATGGGGTAAGTCGCGCCGGTATCGTCGAAGTATGGGATTCATGCGACGACTGCTGCGGGTGTTATCAAAAGATGGTCGCTTGTGGTTGTCAGCCCGACGACGGAACTTGCGAGGCTGCGGGCGGTCCTGAAACCAATAGGTATCGGCATTGCCAAGGCATTGCGAATGATAACTCGCAGGGCCGGTATGCCATGAAGATAGACGATTGCTGTATGGAGCCTGATGGTAACAATATCACTCAAGACGATTTGCCTGGGGGCTGGTTACAGTCCGGCGCGTTGCAGCACGGAAGTTGCGGCGAGTGTTGCGAGTGCGCGAGCCATTGCGGTTATCTTTATGTTGAAAATGTGGGACACGATTACGTTTGCGAAAACGAGTGTCCCGAAACGATACAACTTACAGCATCGTTCCAACTTGAAGGCTGCGGCCACTTATGCGATTGCAATACTGACCCATCATGCGGCGGTTCCCCACTTGACCCTTGGGACAGTTGCACCGACGAATGCACAGACTGTCGGACTAGCTTTACTGTAACGCTTCACAAGACATCGACGGGAAGCGGTAACGACTGTGCTTGGTACATAAATGCGTCAGACAAAGATTATGGTCCGCCTCATAATGGATGTGATTCAGACTTGCGGATCAACAACGCCGAAATACGGTGCCAAGGGATTTCTGCTGGAACTGGCGACAGATTGTGGTTGATCTATATTCAGGTATATTGCCGGAAGGGCCTGTCGCCGCCTGCTACTTTTTGTTGCAGTTGCGGGCCGATACATCAGGGCTATGCTTTCGTCTATACAGACGGGGGCGTTGATTTGAAAGACGCTATCGATTCTGCTTCGTTCTGCGGATGTCCTCCGGGTTCGGGGTGGGTCATCGGCTCCGAGTATGATTGGCTGACATCGGTATCGATTTCCTAGCCAACCCGAACCGGGGATTGTCTGCATGCAAAGGAGAACGCATGGTACAAATAGGACTAAACTGGCGGGAACCAGACGGGCGTGCATATACGGCTCGAGTTGAATCGTCCCACGTTTCGGCCATTACCGAAGTAAGGGAGATTACCCAGGACGCCGACAAAATACATATCCCGCCACCGCGTAAGGTGTCGAGTAACGGCTGTTCAAAATGCAGCAAGTCGAAGGCAAAGATCCATCAGTGGCTAGGTATTCGATGGATAGGGGTTCCCAAGCCGATCAGATGGTATAGGGCCATGTTGAATAAAGATAAGCCGAAGGGGGGATACACTGGATGCGGGTGTATCCTGAAGCTGAAAGTTTCGTGGGATGCAGTAATAATTGCGATGAAATCTATTTGGGACGCCACGAAGGTCGCATGGCGCGCGTGAAAGGTTGACGGATGGCAACTGCGGTATGGCAAGACGTAGACGGTGACTGGAACAATACATCCAACTGGACCGGGGGTGCTGGTACTGGCGGTGTTCCGGCCAATAACGATACGGCTGTTATCGCTTCTGGTACTGTTGACATAACCGATAATCTTACGACTGGCCTTACTGGGATTACGCTAAAGATCGGCAGCGGATATACCGGATCAATCGGCACGTCTAGCACTTGGCTCGATATTGACGGCGGCTTGTTCGAGTTTTCTGGCGGTGGGACGTCGTGTTATATGGCTGGCACATGGACCAATGTTCGCGTAAATGACGGCATCGCATCCCCCACTATGCTTTCGTGGAGAAACTCGTCAGCGACCGCGCTTACCAATCTAAAGATTCGGGGCGGGCAGGGAACGGTAACAGTAAATAGCAACGGGAGCCTCGTTACCTACGAGATGGTCGGAGCCGACAGCGCTAGTCTTGTTATCGATGCAAGCGTGTCGGGTATAACCACCGGCCTGATAGAAACGGGGCGCGTTACGATTAGCTCGAACTGTTCAGGGACGACAGACGTTCTCGGCGGTGTGCTTACGATAGATGGTGCTGCAACAGTCGGCACGCTAGAAGTCCATCCGTCTGGTGTTGTGGTACATAAGACCAGCGGCGCCATGACGACTACCAATCTGTACGGCAGGATAGACGGTCGCGAGAATACAAACTCATCCGCGACCTTTACGACGCTGAATATATTCGAGGGGGCCGAGTTGAACATACAGAGCGGGTTGGGCAATTTTCTGTTCTCCAACCCTATCAACTACAACGGCGGCGTCGCTTTGTTCCACCCAGGATCGTCGATCACCGTAAGCTAGATATCGGTTTGAGCGCGGGCAATCGGTAGCGGATCGTTTCTCGCTATAACCTCGCGCGCCTCGGAATCAACTCTCATACATTCGATTGCCTGCTCGATCCTCGTCACCCGCATTATCAACTCTGTCCTCCACGTCCACTCCGGCTTGAGCGCTGCCTTTATCTCCTTGACCTCAGCCGATAAACATTCGACCAGTCGATCTAGCTCCTTGACCGTAGGGTACTTATGAGCCATCGCCCCGCCTTAGTCCTGTAAATGGACACCAGGCCAGAGGGCAGCCGCATGTCCAAAGCTGATTTCCTAAGACAACCCGACAGGCCATAGGGTACCCCCTGGGCGGCTTCTGTATCTGTCTGCGAGTCCATGCCCCTTCGCCGACGTCGGGGCTACAGCGGCCTCCTAGCCGCCCTCTGTGGCGGCTGGTCGTCGCCCCATACTCGCATCGTGGCTGCCGTCGTACAGTATTGCCAGACGATCGCCTGGCGACCATTGGTCGTCGAACGTCTTACCCCTGTATCCAAGATGAAACCGGCGTCGGCCAGTTCCCGCCTCCCATGTCTTAGGCTGCTTTCCGTATAGCGATAGTCAGAAAAGAGCCTGGCGGCGATCGCAATTTCCTCGTCAGTCCTACGGATCTGGTCCCGCATAATCATTGCTACAAACGATGCTCGCTTGCTAATGATCGGGAGCTTAGGAACAGGGGTCACCCTGTTCGCCGCCTCCTTGCTCGTTTCAGGATCGGTCGATCTGAATAGCTTCCTTCGGCCATCTTCGAACAATGGCCCGACTGGATAAGCAGACATTGGTAGCTCCTTATTCAAAACTGCAAATCAAATATCCAGATACGTTTGGGCGAACTGACGCGCCCGCTTTGCCAGCACCTTGTCGTTGCTTGGGTCTGCAATGACCGATCCTGCTTCCCAGATCATTACGTTTGGGATCAGTCCCGTCGT